GAGAGGCATTGGTAGAGCAGGTAAAACGGTTGGACGTGGCGTCTCACGAGCAGGTAGAAAGGTTGGACGTGGCATTTCACGAGCAGGTAAAAAGATTGGGCGCGGTGTATCGAGCATTTTCAAACGTCGAAGATGCTTCTCTCCAGAAACACTTGTTAAGCTCCAAAATGGACGAACAGTCATGATGAAAACCCTAAAACTTGGAGATGTTCTTATTAACGGTAGTATCGTCGATGCGGTGATGAAGATCAAGAATGAAAATGATCCGTATTACAAGCTTCCGGGTAACATTCTCGTGACTGGTTCTCATTATATGAAATATGGTGGTAAATACATTCATGTGAAGAATGTTCCTGAGGCGAAACCTACAGGTAAGGTTGACCCGGTCGTATATTGTCTCGTGACGAGCGATCACAAGATTCCTGTCGGCGACTACACATTCTGGGATTGGGAAGATAATCTCATCCCTACTCGCCAGAATCTCGACAATGTATTCAGGAAGTTGAAGTCACAGCGTCGCAGAAATACTGTTGCTGTATAATAGAGTAACAATATGGAGGATATGCTCCCAATATTAATGATCGCATGTGCATCCTCTTCATCATGTGCATCATCTTTTAGTTTATTAGGTGGTGGAGGAGCAGCGTTCGCTGCATGGAGATCCAGGCAGGCTCAAGCTCCAGAACCGGCTCCGGAACCGGCTCCGGAACCAAAAGCTATGGCACCCGTGAGTTCACCTGCACCTAAACCTGTTTCTCGACGTCGACCTAAACGTGTTTCTCGACGTCGACCTAGACGGGCAATCAAAAAGATATTTAGAAAACCGGGTCGGGCAATCAAAAAGATATTTAGAAAACCGGGACGGGCAATCAAAAAGATATTTAGAAAACCGGGACGGGCAATCAAAAAGTTATTTAGAAAACCAAGATTTAGACGTATCGGAAAAAGGAAAGCTCTCAGGCGAGTCAGTCGGTTATTCAAACGTAGAAGACGTAGAAAACCCCTTAAACGAGTCAGTCGGTTATTCAAACGTAGAAGACGTAGAAAACCCCTTAAACGAGTCAGTCGGTTATTCAAACGTAAAAGACGTAGAAAACCCCTTAAACGAGTCAGTCGGTTATTCAAACGTAGAAGACGTAGAAAACCTACTAGACGAATTACAAGACGTAGAAAACCTACTAGACGAATTACAAGACGTAGAAAACCTAGACGAATTATACAACGTAGAAAACCTAGACAAGTTAGAAGACGTAGGAGCCCCCGTAGAAGAAGTAGGAGAACATCTAGACGACGTCGTTGTTTCGCACCAGAGACTCCCGTAAAACTGATGAATGGAGAAACTGTACCCATGAAAGACCTAAATCTTGGTGATGTTCTGGTGAACGGTAGTGTCGTGAAGGCTACGATGCAAATTAGAAATGAAAATGATCCTTACTACACACTTCCAGGTGAAATATACGTTACAGGTTCACACTACATACAAAACGGTGACTCATTCGTACACGTTTCCAAATTTGAAAATGCAACCCTTACGCAACGCATTGACACAGTCGTGAATTGTCTCATCACGAGTGATCACAAGATCCCGGTTGGTGACTATGTATTCTGGGACTGGGAAGATAATTATCTCATACACTAGTATAATGTCGGGACCAATACCACTGGGTCAGGCTGATACAGGTGGAAATGGTGGTATGATCATGGCACTTGCTGTGTGTTGTATGTGTTCGAGTTCATCCGGTATAGCCGGTTTTCTATTCAGGGATAAGATATCCGCAGCCATGGGTGGTGGAGGTGGAAGTGCCGCCGGTGCCGCCGGTGCCGCCGGTGCCGCTGTTGGGGTGGCCGCTTCCAGGTCACCACGACCTTCTGCTCCCAGAGCGCGTGCAGTGAAACGTATTCGTATTAAACGCAAACCTCGCCGTATCGCACGTAAAATCCGGAAGGTGTTCCGCCGACGTCGCCCCAAGCGTCGTCGCCCCAAGCGTCGTCGCCCCAGTCGTCGCCCTAAACGCAGTCGCAGAATATTTGGTCGCCGTCGTCGCTCCAAGCGTCGTCGCCCCAGTCGTCGCCGTCGTCGCGTCGGACGGCGTGTGGGTAGAGGTGCGGTTAAGGTGGCTAAACTTGCGTGGAAGTACCACCCCAAGAATGTGGTCAAGCGAGCGGCTCTTCGCGCCTTTAATAAGAGTCGCGTAGGTAAGAAGTTTAACCGATCGAGGTTTGGTAAACGTATGAACCGTGGCATAAAGAAGGCTGGTCGTGGCATCAGGCGCCTGTTTAGGCGTCGTAGGTGCTTCGCTCCGAACACACCTATTCTACTCAAAAATGGTGACACGCGATGCATCAAGGATATCGAACTCGGCGATGTTCTCGTGAACGGTAGTGTCGTGAAGGCTACGATGGAGATTCTCAATGAGAATGATGTGTATTACAAGCTTCCGGGTGACATTCTCGTGACAGGTTCGCACTACGTCAAGGATGGTGACACTTTCAAACAGGTGAAGAATATCGAAAAAGCTGAGCGTACAGATACGGTCGATAAAATCGTCCATTGTCTTGTCACCAGTGATCATAAAATCCCAGTCGGTGACTATGTATTCTGGGATTGGGAAGATAATCTTATAGTATAATAAATGTCTGAGGACAACACTATGATGTATGTCGCCCTGGCGGCGGCGTGTTGCTGTAGCTCTTCCTCTTCGGGTGCGGCCGCCTTTTTTCTCAGCAAGAAAAAAGCTGCTCCCAAGAAGATAAGCAAGGGTCGTAGAGGCAGGGGTCGTAGAGGCAGGGGTCGTAGAGGCAGGGGTCGTCGTCGCAGGTGCTTCTCTCCGAATACAATCATCAAACTTCAAAATGGTGAATCTCGCAAGATACACGAATTGGAGCTCGGGGATGTACTCGTCAACGGAAGCGTCGTCGACGCTACCATGAAAATCAAGAACCAGGATGATCCCTACTATAAGCTTCCCGGTGACATTCTCGTGACCGGTTCACACTATGTCAAGGATGGTGACACGTTCAAGCAGGTTAAGAACCTCGCTGACGCTGAAGCGACGACCCAAGTAGATTCCGTCGTGTATTGTCTCGTCACCAATGATCACAAGATCCCAGTCGGTGACTACATTTTCTGGGATTGGGAAGATAATCTCGTAGTACAGTAGATGGATATAGTGTCTAAAGCGTTGGCACTCCCTATACCACTGACGAAGGAGTATATCCTTTCACTACCACGTATACCTAAGGACTTCAAGGTTCCTAAACGTGTGTGTAGAGACGTAAAACTTGACCCAAAAGCATCTGCAGCCGAGAAAGCTAAACTGAATACGAATTCAACATTCACTAAATTGTGTTCAGATGATGTCGCGAACGCTGCGAACGAACAAGCACTTAACGACATGATCCCTCTCATTGTCCTCATGTTGCTCTGTTGTTGCTGCGTGTCATGTATGATCTCCGTAGGAACGGGTGGTTATGCATTATGGAAGAAACGTAGCTCCAAAAAATAAAAACACTTGCTTTTTAAAAACTGTATTCGATACACTTTTTAAAAAATGATTCACTTCTTTTTCTTGGTCGTCTCTTCACGCTTAAAAAAATTATTAAACGGACAACCCGGACATCGCCTGTGACGTACTGCACAATCAACAGCTTTTGGATTTTTCACACACGGTTTAACTGGGACGGGAACCGTGATCGCCAACATTGTTATTATCAATTAGTTCCATCTTTTTAAGATATTTGAGTATCTTAAAAATGATTTTTTATTTAAAAAACTAAGACTACATGCTTAGTTCGAGAAAGCGAGGCCGCCCATACCCGATTGGATGCGAAGGACATTGTAGTTAGTGGCGAACATGTGCATAGTGGTCGCGTTGTTGGCGGTACCCATGGTGACAGCAACCTGCGCGTTGTCGATGCGGGAGAAGTTGCAAGTGCCAGTGGGCTGGTGCTCTTCGGGCTTGAGCGCGAAAGAGTACGCGTAGACACCGGCGTAGGGGGAGCCAGTGTGGTGCTGGAAGGGCTGCACCTGGTTGAAGTACTTACCCTTCTGCTCCTTGAAACGGTCCTGGCCGTTGAGCACGAGCTTGAAGGTGTTGAGGGGACCGATGGAATCCTCAGAGAAGCTGGCGGAGCCACCGACCTCACCAAGACCAAGCATGGGAGCACCGAAGGTGGAGGTGGAGACAAGGCAGTTGGAGTCACCCGCGGCAGTGTGAAGCTTGACGCTCGCATCAGTGGACTCGGTGGTGAAGTTCCACATGGAGTTCTGGGTCTGGGTGTTGGAGAAGCACCAGACGAGCTCCTTGACGGGGTGGTTGTACGAGAGGCGTACCTGCTTGGTAGAGCCGGAGTCGACGGTGTCGGCACCAGTGTGCTGAACCTGCTCGATGAGGTACTCGTGACCCTTCTGAGCGAAGCGGCGACGCTCCTCAGTGTCGAGGTAGATGTAGTTGGCCCAGACCTTGAAGGTGGAGGTGTCGAGCCACTCATCGAAGTGCGCCGACAGGTCGAAGTCGAGACGGACCTCGTGGTACTGGAGGGCAATGAGGGGGAGGTAGAGACCGGGGTTGCGGTTGAAGAAGAAGTAGAGGGGGAGGTAGACAGTCTTATCGCCGACACCGGAGGTCATCTTACCGTAAGTGGCCTTCTTGGACTCATCGAGGTAAAGCTCGGTGTACAGACGCCACCACTTCTGGTACTGCTTGTCGATGCGCTGACCACCGATGGAAAGCTCAACGTTGTTGATGGCACGCTCGGCCACCCACGCGGCGCCAGCCTCGTCGATGCCGGTCTTGACCTTAAGCTCGACGTACATGTCGCCGACGAGATCACCGTTACGGGCGACGGTCACGGACACGCGGCCGGAGTCGGCGGCGGTACCGTTGACGGTCTGCTCGATGTTCTCCATCGCGAAGTTGGTGTGGCGCTTGTATTTCGCCTGGAAGAAAGTCACCTCAGGGTTACCGGTAAGGTAAACATCCTGGGCGCCGTAAGCTACGAGTTGCATGAGACCACCGGCCATTTTGAGAGTTGTTGTACTATAAGCAGAGAAAATAATTCTGGGGGAATGCGCATTTCCCGACCCCGATTTTTCTCACAATAAAATATAATGACCACCCACCCTGACGAGATTCCCGAAGATGTTGAAGAAGGAGAAATTTTGGATTCCGGGTCCGAGATAGATATTGACCCAGGTGAGGACGATTTCGATGTTGCGGAGTTGATGAGTTCCTTATTCTCTACCGAAGATGGTGATACGGTATGCACAGCCCTTATCAATATCTCTAACCAGATACAGGTCCAAAACAAAATTCTTGTAAAAATGTTGGCTCAACTTCAAGCCATGAAAATTAATTAAAAGAAAAATGCACCATATGAGTAATGGAAAATACCCACTTCATCGACAAGGACCCAAATAGGTATGAAGCTTTGGCGGAACTTCGTAACCAACAAATTCGGTCGATGAATGAGGAACATGCAACTCGTATTTTGGAACGACTGGAAAATGCATGGGGGCTTCATGACAAAGACTTTCTAGGACATCAAATGCTGGGATATAACCAGTACATATCAAGTAAATCATTTAATGATCATGGTGCTGTATCGATAAATGACATAGACCTTGGTGCTATCAAGGAAATTCGAAAGAAAAATCTCGACTTCGCCGTTGAACTAAGGAACCATATCAAAAAAATGAAAAATGAAAAATTGAAAAATGGTGAAACCTCAGAAGAATCCGTTGATGAATCTGGGTTAAGTCTTGATAAACGAATCTCGAATATTATTCTCCATATTGAAGATGGTTTTGAAAACATTCGTCGTCACTACATTTCTTATGAACGTGTAAGTACACCAACTGTACAACCACAGTATCCAAGATTTTCCGATCCTTCGACAATGGATGATGAAGATGTCGAAAACTTTAACCCACTCCAGAAGTGTCTAGTTTTTACCTTTGATGAATTGTACAAATCTGGATACAGGCGTTACAAAGGACATTGCTGCGAAGAAATCACGACGGCTGAAGGGTACAAAACGCGCGCGTGGTACCCGAAGTTTCCCATCGAGCGATTCGTATATTCGATCGCCCGTCGTGATTACATGTTTACGAACTGGAAGAACTTTACAAGCAAGGGATCCATCGCTCGGGATGTGATAGACAACCTCTCGAAGTGCGAAGATGCACAGTTCCCTGAGATTAAGAAGCGTCGTCATGTATGGTCTTTCAAGAATGGCGTCTTTGTAGGTAAGGAATGGATTCCTGAACGTGGAGTGTATGATTGTCGATTCTATCCTTACGACAGTAAAGAATTTGCCTGCCTAGATCCGACTATTATCTCATGCAAGTATTTCGATCAGCGATTCGATGACTATTCTCATTTGGAGCGATGGCAGGATATCCCTACGCCCAACTTTGATACGGTCCTGAAGTATCAAAAGTTTGAAGATGAGGTGTGTAACTGGGCATACGTCATGGGCGGTCGACTGTGTTACGATATCGGCGAACTCGACAGTTGGCAAATTATTCCATTCTTCAAGGGTATCGCTCGTTCTGGTAAATCGACGTTGATTACGAAGGTGTTCAAGAAGTTTTACGAAGGTGAAGATGTTGGTGTCCTAGCGAATAACATTGAGAAGAAGTTTGGTCTTTCCGCCATCAAGGACAACTTCATGTTTATCGCTCCCGAGATTAAGGCTGATCTAGGTCTCGAACAGGCTGAGTTCCAGTCGATCGTCTCTGGCGAAGATGTGTCAATCGCAGTCAAGAACAAAACTGCTGTATCCATCGAATGGAATGTACCTGGTGTGTTGGGTGGAAATGAGGTTCCCAACTGGAAGGATAATTCTGGGTCTATTCTCCGTCGTATTCTTCCATGGAACTTTACAAAGCAGGTGCGCGAAGCTGACCCCCAGCTTGATGAGAAACTGAACAGAGAACTCCCAATCATCTTGTTGAAGTGTGTTCGCGCATATTTAGATTATTCGAACAAGTACAGAAACAGGGATATTTGGAACGTCGTGCCTTCCTATTTCAAACTCATCCAGAAGCAGGTGGCGATGGTAGCGAGTACACTCACAAACTTCATGGAGTCAACCTTGATCACCTATGGTGACGATCTCTTCGTTCCTCAGACGATCTTCGTGCAGGTGTTTAACCAGCACTGTACAGCGAACAATCTCGGGAAGCCAAAGTTCAACCAAGATTTTTACGCTGGGCCATTCAGTTCGAGAGATATCGAGGTTCGAGAAGAGGTTGTCACATACAAGGGGCGTGTATATCCGAGACAACCAATCGTATTCGGTCTAGATGTGATTGAAGAGGGTATTGGATTTACGAAGGACTTTTAAAAAAAATAGTGGCCAATAGTAATATGAGCCAGTCGGTTCGAGAATTTGTCCGTCGGTCCGGAGTAGAATTACAAAGTCCCGATTCTGCGTCAAATTCAAATAACAATTTCGCGAGAGAGCTTGAGCGAGATGTCGCCATGATTCAAGAACGAAAAGCAAGAGAAAACAGGGTGACGCAGGGACAGCAGTTTTTCCGTTCACCATCAAGACAAGTTCAAATTCCACCAAAGCTTCAAAATAGTCTCACGAACAATAGAACTTATAGTCGTTTCAAGCAATTTGAAAATAATTCCCCGTTGGCAAATGAATTTGATGATGTCGTATTAAACTCGAACAACGAAAAAATGATTCAAAATATACTTGCTGAACAAGAAAATGTCAATATCAACACAAACCTGTTGGCGAATAACAATTTCGTGAAAGATTTTGGTATTATGTCTCCTCAGACCGATCTTCAAATTAGTAAGTTGAACCCCGGTATGTTCAATGCGCTTGTAAATAAAGAATATGGTCAAACACCGCGGTTAGATCTCAAAACCATTCTTCTTAAACGACCACTCGCTAAGTCACCAATTGGTGAAGGTCTTTATATAGATACAACTGAAATACGAGGTGTATATGGTCAATTTAAACAGGGATTTTCGCATACAAAGGAATCTGGTCCACAAGGTGATCTCAATAAAAACTACAACCAAGTGCAAATCAAACTTCAAGTCTCAAATAACGTCGAGACGAAGGGTGCGACTGTGAGTCTATTCAGGAATGGTAAGATTCGTTTTTCTGGTGGTTTCGTGGGTACGAATATCTCGAACCAACCTGAACTCATTCGCCGTTACGTAGTTGAAAAATACACAGAAAAACAACCCTTCCTGTATAGTGCGTTTGAATACAATAACCTGAGTGGTCAGTTCAGAATTAACGGTATATTTAGGAACATGGCCTCGATCGCTGCGAAGGCTCAGCAATATGGTATGTCATATGCATCTTATGAACCCGAACTCACACCATTTCTTTATATAGAGTCGACTGAACATAAGTACATCATCACTAAAACTGGTAATATTCAAATTTCTGGTGCTAAAAATCCACGCGCACTTGAAAGTGCATACACGTTTGGAAATGAATTTACTCGTCGCCTATATCGAAGTGGTGAGATTGAAGTGACTGGTGTTTTTAATGACAGTCTGAAGGCTAAACCAAAAGCTAAGTCCAAACCCAATGTAAAAACGAAGACCAAACCGAAAGCGAAAGCGAAAGCGACGGCGAAACTTTCAAAAAACCAGTTGAATGCTCTCGCAATCGACACCAAGATGTGTAAACGTATGAAAATTTCTGAACTCAAGGAATTTGCGCGTACACTCGGTGTTGTAAACTTTCGTAAACGAATGACTAATGGGTCTCGTGACGCGACAAAGGATGAGATATGTGACATGATCAAGAAAAAAAGAGGTATTCGTACGGTAACATACAAGAATATCAACAAGGGTACCAATGTTTCACTCACAGGAATGAATGCTCGATTCAAAGTAGGTAAGGTTTTGTGTAAAAATCTAAAAGTCAAAGAACTTCTTCGCATCGCCGGTGTCATGAAGATTCCATTGACTGGAAAAGAAAAGAAGGGTGATCTTTGTAAACTCATCGAAAAGGCTCGAAATAACATAAATGTACCCAATACCCCTTCTCCTCGTGCAATGCAACAAAAGGTTAAGAATAACAAAAAGGCTACGAAAGAAATTAAGAAAAACATCAATCGTCAGTTGAAAATAAATAATGCTGAACTAAAACGTCGTCTAAATGAAAATTCGATTCGCAACGATCTTAATAAACTGTACGGTTCTAAGTGGATGAACAGGTACAAACCCAATCTTACACCGGATGTCAAGATTGTACAGAACAAGATTCGTAACATCAAGAAAACAAACAAACTTGGTGTACCTTTTAAGCGTGATATTGACGCTCTCAAAAAGAAGCTCGTCGAGCAATGGAAACGTGAGCGTGTACGCAACCTAGAGAAGAATCTTGTCAACGTGAATGGTGTCGCGTTAAATCTTAGGGAGTCATATCGTCGGGCCGCGATGAATTTCGTGATGAATCTTCAGTCTAATAAAAAACGCGCGACTGCTAAACGTATGACCGATTTTAAGAAAAAATGGTTAAAGTTTCGTAACAATGTTAATACAAATGCGCGTGCGAAAGGATCTAACCGAACGGTTAGAGCTCGGGTTGAAACGTTATAAACACGGTGTTCGCGTAAATGATGACACGAGAATGTGGGGAACATCTAAAAATTCATGGATTGATATGGCACGAGAAGAACTTCTGGATTCGATCATATACATCGTTGCTGATTACATTAGAAATGTTAGGAGTGAGGGAGAACATGCACCCCTCAGTTTTCGTAAAAATGATGAGCCCGATGATAACAAACTCATCATGTCTATAGTTGATGACTGGGAATATGTTGAAAGTCCACAACATAAGATGGTCTTATGGAATCTCTTCAAGATGCTGGACAGTGACATATTCAGAAGTGTAGTTTAAATACATACATAATACCGCAACACCTAATTGATATACGGCCGTACCCCACATATCAATTACCATGAGCGGGACAAATATCATAATAGATAGAATTCCATGAACCACTATGTGATATGTAGCAATTGGCCACCCTGTAACTACCAACATGAAAGTTGTAAACATGAAACACGCGTTAACGATATCTATAATTCTAAAAAACCACGTTAACATGAAGCAGGTGGTTCCGGTGGTGGAACATCTTGGTTAAATGCTATTGCCACTGAACCATCTGGTTTTTCAACAACCAAATGTCTGGCTCCATCCATAGACCTTATGAGTATTTAATCTTTAGATTGATACCTTTTTTAGGTTCTGAGATTTGCTTTAAATGTAGTGTGTGGTACGAAAAGTTGTATTTAGGAAAACGTTCTTTAATTTTATTAGACAAAATAGTCGCCGGAACTATGTGTGGTGACCCCGTATACACAGAGTCTTTTTCATATTCAAGAAATTTGTCCTCCATCTGAACAAATGTATCAAGTTCTTCTTTTGATGAACCATCTTTGTGCATTAAGATATATACATCTTTTGAAAGACCGTTACTGATGTAAAAATGTTTCGATCCTGTAACTTCTTCGGAAACTTTACGTTTCTCAAACATGAAAAACAAAACAATACTGATGAGTAATAGATACAGCATCCTAATACTCATCTAGATTAATTTTGAAAGGTCATGAATCTTGTGAAGTATATTGAAAAGTTCGTTGTATGATTTGACATCACCAGGCTTTATGATTTCAAGCTCGATCTGATACGAAGAGGCGTCCTCAGAGTCCATGTCGACATTGTCACCCGACGAGATGGTCATGTCGATACTGAGGTTCTTTCGGATAAAAGAGTGACGCATCTTGGAGCGCTTACGATCCATCTCGTATGATCCATGTGTGGGAATCTCCCTTGAAATACTGAATCGAACATCGAGCGGTTCACACTTGAAATCTTCTTTTACAACATTAATCTTCTGAATCATACTTTGTTCTCCAGTATCTTCATCGGATGAAATTCGAATACCGTTCGCGTCATCATAATACACTTCAGTTGTACTCGTCTTAGTTTTTTCCCAACCTGTGTACTTCTTCAAGCCTTTGAGAACTTGGTTGAACGTTTCTTTACCAACATTCGTATCGAACAAGGCTCCATTGTGTTTACCAAGTCTAATCTCTACTTCGACGTGTTCTTCATTTTTGTGTGTATCAAAGACGTCCTTGACTTTTTCGGTGATTGTTTTGATATCCATGATTTTTGTTTACATTTAATAATTGCGTCATTTACTTAAGCCTTTTTTATTCAAAAAATGTAATGAAGGGTTTCGACAATAAAGGGAACACCTGCTATTTCAACACAGCGATCCAATGTCTCTTGTACATCCCTGTGTTGAGCAACTTCTTCTTAAGATGTCCATACGAAGGAGAATGTGCATTTTCGAATGAATATTCAAAACTTGTCAAATCCTACTGGACAAAGGGTCGCGATAGCATAGATATTAAAACACTCATCAGACATTTTCGAGAAAAGTTTCCGCGTTTCGGTTCTAACGAACAACATGATGTCCAGGAAGCAATCATGTGTATCATAGACATTTTAGAGACTTCTAGACCGGAAATAAAAACATGGTTTTATGGAAAAAAGACACAAGAGACGGTATGGCCGGGTGGTAAGACATCGAATGAAGAAGATTTCAGTGTTCATTTGATAACCTCCGATGGCATAGACATGGAAAAGATGTTATTGAAAAGTACAGACTGGAATACCATAGAAAACTTTGAAGATGATCACGGAAAGGTGCACCATGTCGCGACGACGCGTATGCTCTTTTCAAAGTTGCCACAGGTGTTGATGATTTCGTTTGATCGGAAAAGTCATATTAAAATCATAGAAAATCTACACATCGATAAATACGAATATAATCTCGTGTCGAGTGCGCTACATGTTGGTCGTCAATATACGGGTCACTACGTGAGTTTCGTAAAACTTCGAAACAAGTGGCATCTCATAGATGATGAGACGATAAAACCCCATGATCTCCCTGAACAAGGTGGGTTCTATTTTATGGTCTACAATCTAAAAACTCCTTCATCTTAATATTCTCCTTGATGTTCACGATCGTTCGGTAAAACGTCCGACGATTGTTTGGGTACGTCTTATCATGTCTCCTCTTGAGCGGTTTCCACCACATCGGCTCTTCCCACCCCATGTACATACATTCGACGATTGCACCATCTTCGAACCAAGTTTTGTCTTCCATCCGGTTATGCGGAATCTCGGATTCGAAAAAGAGTTTCCCCTTTTCCTGTACGTACAATCTCCATACAGGGCGACCGGGTACACATCCGGGCGTTTCTCTCGAAGGTTCGCGTTTCATAAGAAAATCAACCGTGTTTTTCATCTGCGGTTTCCATTTGAACATCGTTTCATGTGTCCCGAGACGAATGGGTTCGTTGATGGGAGTAAAAACAAGGCCATCAATTTCTTGTTTCACGTTTGGGAGATGTTGATCCATGAATTCTTGGAAATCTTTCATATGATGAAACTCTTTCATCTGAAGACGATGTTTATCCATCTTCATATAAATGATCGGATCGACGACACCGAACTTAGCATATCCAAGTCTGTCCAACAGGTTTGAATTCCACACCGATTTACCGCACACGAGGACAGCGTCATAAACCATCAGTGTATTTTCATACAGTTCCCCATCCAAGATTGTTCCATCGTATACATTCTTTTTGAGATTGAGTGACACTTCGAACATGTTGAATGAACGATTCACGAAAAGACACTTCTTCTTTCCTTCATACATCAACGCCACCATCATGTGACGTTCACCATCAGTCTTTTCACATACAACATAGTCACCCTTTTTAAGAACCGGAAAATGTCTGTATTCAATAGAAATGGGCTGAGGACCTGGAAAATAGTCCTTACTTCCCCATGTTGTATGGATAAAGTCTACGACATATTTGTAAAGCGGGGTATCCGACTTTATAGACATGTTTAAAATGTGTGTAAAAACTTTAATTTACTTTCACACCCGCAGCATTCAAGATGTTACTCACACATTCATGTGTGTATGTTATGATTAACTTAGATGCTGTAAATGCACAAACTCGCACACCTTGTTGCGAAAATTTATCAAACATCTTCGGACCTATCTTTTGATCTTTATGTTTATGGAGTGTTTTTAAAACATTTTTTACGTTCATCATCCATGCACGTGCATTCGTATTCGTAACTTGATAAATATCTTTACCAACCTTCTTATCGACATCGGTATCAAAGTGAAGTCCCATTTGTGTGACAGGTTCATCGACACCATCATTTATTTTCTGTTTGAACATGTCCCAATCAACACCCTCTTTCACACCTGGAAAGACAAGACAACCTATACCATCATGTTTTTCGAAACACTGATCAAGAGAAGCATCATCTACACCGATTCCAAAATCAATAAATATGATACGATCACACTTCTTCATACATTTCTGCACCACGTCAGCTTTTTTGTATGGATCATCGTCTACGTATACAATCTCATTACTAATATTTTTATGGATACATCTAATATTCAGCTTTAATACGGAATGAAGTGTCTTGACGTGACACGACTTAGATCGAGTAACCAATACCGTCACAATATTCATCTACTTGTGATTCTTTCCTAAACCTTAAGCCTTTCATTTAGACAACCACTAAATGGAAGATTACCAATATGACCTAATGTTGTGTTCACGTCAGCATAAATTTTACCACCGGTTTGTTGCCAACGGCGACAAAATGCATAATCTTCAGAAAGATACCGACGGCTTGTGGGATCAATCATACAATCAAAGCATGCATGATATTCATTAAAGTCTCTATTCTGGTGATCATTTTTACACCAAAGTTCCGGAAACTTTTCTTCGAGTGTCTTGAAGACTGAGCGTTTAATCACCATAAATCCAGTTGGTCCATCAAGAATTTCAATAAAACCATCTACGACGGGTCTATTGTGTGCCCCAAAGTTAATTACGAGACTCGATGAAAGCATTGACATGTCACGTTCGTCACCTCTCCTAACCGCATCAGCCGCCTGATCCCACATAACAACCTTTTTGGGATAACATGCGACGGAGAGATCGTGATTAGATTTGACAAGGCGTACAACTGCAGCAGGGTCAAAGTGTATATCTGCATCGATAAACATGAAATATTCGCAATCAGTTTTTTGCATAAAACGTCCTACAGAAACATTACGTGCACGGTGTACGAGAGATTCATTTTCTGTTGTGTCTAAAAATAACTGAATACCTTCTTTTATTAAAAGGATCTGAAGTTTTATAATGCTACTCATATATTTCTCTAAACATAATCCACCGTAACAAGGTGTGGCTAAAAACAACTTCACCATATTCTATTACTATACTTTAAGCTCTAAGTGCTTTTTAATGAGATTCTCAATCTTGTTGAGCGTAGGAACAGATATGTTACACTTCTCACATAACTCGGTTTTCTTTACGTTCGTCCCCATGACGATATAAATAATAGCCGATGCTACACTGTTCGGCGTTTTACTCATAAGTTCAGCGCAGTCATCCGTCGTCTTACACAACTGAATACACTTTAGTCTTTCCTCTTTCGTCACTTCGAATGAATTCAAAAGTCGGTTCATCACATCGAATGCTTTTGTAACATAATTCTTTTCCGTCATACCCATGATGGTATCTTTAAAAATCTGAGTCGTTCGACTCACATCTTTTGATTGGATACCGAACATATCAGCAATTTCCTTTGTTGTACGCGGATGCTTCGCGAGGCGGCACGCATACAATACACAATTCGCTTTGATACCCAAACGCACAGCACCCCGTGTCAATTTTTCTTCGTTGAATTTTCGGTACATCATCTTCGCGTCCTTGAGAACCACTTCTGGTAGTGTATGACACGCTTCATCTATGTCACGATATGCATGAAAAAGTGATCGATCCTTGTGATTCATAGACATATGAAAATTAATCTTCGCCATTCGCTTATTTTCATATGTTGACGAATGCTGTGTTGAGATGATTGTTCCTTTTCCCCAATTTTGCGAAAATAATTCAGGGTTTGAGTTTGGATTTCCACACCTCGAAGGATCGTTCACTTTACCATCATCGTTCATTCCACTCGTCCATTCAGCGGTATCGTCTACGTAACGATCTTCGACGAGTCCACAATCTGAACACGTCGGTAACCCCTCAGGTGAAAAAATTTTTACACCCGCACATTCACGACACAAATTAATATTCACCGGCTTTTCTTCAGTAGTTTGTTGTAGGAGTTTGTCTATATCAGACCATATAGTTGCCAGCATTGTTTTGTTCTGATCAATCTTTTATTTATTTTTGTAAAAACGCATCATTGACTTAGGCGTCTGACGCGAGTTTCAATCATATCAACCGTTTCTTTGAAACTACGAGCACCTAAGGAAGATGGTTTCCATTCATTCCATTCCTTATCGACAGCTGCATAATCCGGTGGCATGATGTTTTGACCATCTACTTCTGAATCAGGAACAACGAAATCCATCATTTCAGAATCTGTATCACTTTCGAGTGGCATCTCGTGGACGTCACTGTCACTCTCTTCTGGATCTATTTCGGAGTAAAACGCGTACATATCCGGGTCCTTACGAACCCGCTTTAGTTCTAAGTCTTCAAATGTCGTTCCAGAGGGGTAATGTTCCATGAGACTATCATAAGGAGCGGGACACATTTCGTCACTGTCAACTTTATATACACAGGCGGATTTATATATAGACTCAGTGGGACTTAAGTAGTGAAGACCCAATGTTCTACCAGTGTTCATCGCGACAATTGCGAGCATCTCATCCTCGATACCATCTTCGTTTACTAAAACTTTCACTATATCATCCTGAATTATTTCAGAGGGCACAATCATGCTTAGAGTTTTCGAACAAAAAATAATCAGGGATAATATCACAGATGAAAGTTAATATTTATTCGAAGGATGGATGCCAATACTGCGACCATGCAGTAACCCTATGTGAAACAGAGGGTCTTGAGTATGAGAAGATTGTAGTAGACAAAGAAGAACTCAAGAAAGTGTGTGGTTCAGGAGCGACAACCTATCCTCAAATATATATTGATGGACGTCACGTCGGAACATACTTTGATTTTCAAGACTATATAGAAGAAGAATATGAACCTATCCTTTCCCCCACGTTAAATCGGTTTACAGTGTTCCCCCTGAAGTATCCCCACCTCTGGGAACTTTACAAGAAGGCTCAGATGTCCAACTGGACTGCAGAAGAAGTGGATTTCTCTAAGGATATGGAAGACTGGAAAACCCTAAACGATAACGAACAAAAATTTATCAAATACATTCTCGCGTTTTTTGCTGGTTCCGACGGTATCGTTTTTGAAAATATCAACAACAACTTTGCCGACGAGGTGCAAATCTCAGAAGCTCGGTCGTTCTATGCGTATCAGTCTCATAATGAGATGGTTCATGGTGAGACGTACTCTAAACTCATTGATAAATACATTAAGGATTCACCTGAAAAGAAACAACTCTTTGAAGCTATTCAAACTATTCCCTGTATTCAAAACAAAGCTCAGTGGGCCATGAAGTGGTTTGACAAGACCCGCCCATTCGCTGAACGTCTATTCGCCTTCGCCTGTGTCGAGGGTATCTTCTTTTCTGGAAGTTTTTGTGCCATCTTTTGGCTTAAGAAAAGAGGACTTATGCCCGGTCTCTGTTTTAGTAATGAGCTCATCTCTCGAGATGAAGGGCTTCATCAGGAGTTTGCCGTCGAACTCTTCAAACTTCTCCGTAACAAACCCTCGACAGAAGTCATTCACTCAATCGTCAAAGAAGCGGTTGAAATTGAAAAGGGATTCATCATTGATGCACTCCCATGTAATCTCATAGGTATGAATTCGGATAAAATGTCTGAATACATCGAATATGTTTCCGATCGTCTCTTGAAACAAATTGGACAGCCTCCCATCTGGAACTCCAAAAATCCTTTTGATTTTATGGAGAACATTTCACTGGATGGTAAGACAAACTTTTTCGAGAAACGTGTAGGTGATTATGGAAAATTAGACGATGATTCTGAAAACATCGCGTTCGACGAAGATTTTTAATTGAATAACCCACCATCGACACCAATCTCAAATGGCTCAAGGACCTTACCCGTGTCAACCTTTTCGGGTATCTTATCTTCCTTGAAACCGGGCATCGGGTCGGGAGCTTCTGCCATTGGTACGACTGTTTTCGTACCCTTCTTCACTTTCTTAGTCGCATTAGGACACGAAGGTTTTTCCTTCTTTATGTTCATCATGCCCCACACGATGAACATGAATACGATAGCGTGTACAACTAGACCAAACGTTGTTGGACATCCATTAGGGGACGCGATACGCGATCCAAGAATCCCCCTGACAAACCTAAAGGTCATAGGATTGGCAACCACGAAAAACGTGAGTGCCGAAATGATCGAAATGATGAACTTTTCCTCCTGTTTCTTACCGTTACATCCACATCCACAGTCTTTAAAGAGACCCATGTTCTATTATGATATATGTCAACAAAAAAACTTACTTAAAGTCAAGTCAACTAGTAAAGATATAACCAACCAACAATGTCTCTCACTATCCAGCAATCCTCCGACTTCTCTCCTGCCAACGTGCAGTTTTCGAAACTTCGCAAGAACAAGAATGGCGGTAAAGCCGTCTACCTCAACGCGGGTGACAACAAAAAGCTATATGTTCAACTTCCTTTCCTGCGCTCTCCTTATGGCCTGAGCGCTTATACGGACGAGGCAACCGGGCGTACTTCGTACTCACTTGATCTCTCTTTTGACCCTGATAATGAGGAAGCGATGGCGCTTCATAACAAGCTCAAGGAACTTGACGATAAGATTGTCAACACCGTCGCAGCCAACTCGAAGGAGTGGCTCGGCAAAGAGTTCAATGTCGCGGTTCTCAAGGAGGCACTCTACAAGCCGATCGTTCGACCCGGTAAGGAGCAGTACCCTTCTACCATGAAGCTTAAGATTCTGACCAAGTCTGACGGGTCTTTCGTTCCCGAGTGCTACAACATGAATAAGCAGATGGTCACTCTCGATAGCATCGAGAAGGGTCAGAAGGCGATGGCCATCATCGACCTCAACCAGATCTGGTTCATCGACAACAAGTTCGGTGTCACGATCCGTCTCCAACAGGCTCTCTTCGAGCAGTCCGCCAAGCTCCCTTCTTTCGCGTTTCAGGGTCTCGACCTTCCCGATGCGGAAGAGGAGGAGGTTGACGAGATTGAAGATGAGGAGATTGATGATCAGTAAGTTTACAATTCCCAAGTCCTACGGACTTGATTTAATTTCCCTTCTTGTTAAGTTGAAAATAACTTCTTAACAACAAGTAAGTATGTCTAATATTGAGAGTAACTTGAAAAAATTACTCAGGGGTAAGAAGGCGTGTATGCCGAGTAAGTATCTCAAAGTTCCGTATCATGGGAGTAGTGAGAAACTTAGACCTGGTAAGGGTACGCCACTTGGACAGGGTATGTATGGTAAAGTGTACCGCGGAAGTATCAATGATAATGGTCGTCGATACGTCGCGTACAAAGAGATTGACACATCCCTGAATTCTGAAGGTACCTCCGATTTTGAATTTAAAGTTGCGCAAAAGTTGAAAAAGTATGCAGTTCCCAAGATGTATCTTTATAAGAAGTGTGAAGATGAGAAGATGAATATTCTTTATATGGAGCGTTTGGAAGGTGTCGAATTCAATAAATGGTGGCAAACTGAACCGTCACTCGAGGCGATAAAGTCCGTTATCACACAAGTCGTGTATAACCTGTATCAGATTGGTCAGGATATTCCCGGTTTTCGTCACCAAGATTTACATGGTGGAAATGTCATAGTGAGTAAAGATCTCAAGGTTCCATTTTCTTGGAAAGTTGGAAATAAGACCTACACCAGTCCCAATGGTGGTGTGGATGCTGTGATGATTGATTTCGGACTCTCCCATTTTCCTCGTATGACAAACCCTACACTAAAAAATGGTGGGTACAAACATGTAGGTATTCCGGACAAGGGACCGGCACACCCCTTGTATGATCTTCACTTATTCCTGTATACCATCTTCGCGAAGGTGCGTCATCCACAAGACCGAGAAGAACGTCTCATTCACAATTTCATAAAGAAAATCATACCGAATACAGACTTCCTCACTTTCAATGGTCCGTACACGACGATGGGTCGTATTTCGATGAGAAATGAAGGTGGTGGATTAAAAGACTCTGTAAAACGAAGCGGTGAACGTAAATGGCTACTCGAAGTTAGCAAGAGTGTTCCCACATTCGAGGATGTGTTGACACACCCTTTCCTGACCGGTGAGACTCAAGTTGCACCTATTCTCAAAATGATTCCTAAGGCTAGGACTCCCCCCAAGTCCAAGACTCCTAAGGCTAAGACCAAGACCCCCAGCCCCAAACTCTCAACTGCAGAAAGGAAGAAGAAGATGAACAGTGCGATTAAGAGGGCTGCGGCTGTACTTGCGGCTAAACCAAAAGCCAAACCAGCACCCCGTAAGAGGCCTGGTATTGCACGCACCAAACCAGTTTCCGAGATTAAGACAGCCACCCCAACTCACAAGACTAAGACCCCCACACCCATTCGTCTCTCTTTCATCGACGTAAATGGTAAGAATCGTGTATTCAGGTCAAAGGCTCGGTACGACAAGGCTTTGGCTAAGAATAAGGTGCTAAGGAACTTAAAGCAAGCTAAAATCAACAAATATGTGAACGGTCTATCAAATGATGAACGCGCTACACTCAAAAAGAAGATTTGTCAACCTTAAAAACCCTCTTCGTACCCTCGTCAACTTCAGAGAGTATCTTAAACTTTGAAGTCTTGACGAGTTTCTCACCATTCTTAGTGACGAATGATTTCATCCGGTCAACTTCACCACGTGGCATTTTCCTGGTGTACTTGAGCGTGACTTTCTTGTTTCCTACGATGAATACTGTAGATGACATTTATAATACACGAACAAATGTTTATAAATGGAATGAGTTAACTGAACAAGAGTGCGTAAAATTTAACGGTCGAGACCGGCGATCACCCTGATGGAAATGGAAAGGATGAACGCATCGAGCATCGAGTTGATGGGCTTGAGCACGGTGATGTGCTTCACGAGCGACGAGTTCCACACAAGGCGGAGGATGAAAGTGCTGATGAGAATCGACAGCACGAACACGAGAAGCTGCTTGACTACATCGTCTTGATTTTCAGACTTGATGAGGTTGTTGAACATTTATTACATGCTGATATTTTTTTTCTACGTACATCATAGATGTCAAAGCCGAAGCCGAAGCCGAAGCCGAAGCCGAATACAAAAGACCTCCCACTCAGTGGATCTGAAAGTAAATTTACTAACCGACGTTGGGGATCAAACAAGGGTATTCCCAATAACAATTGTTATGCGTACGCCGTCGGAGATTATGAAGCGTATCGTTGGCAGAAGTCGATTCCGGGTGACCGATCTGGGATGTCTAACGTCAGACACAATTATACATCATGTGACGGGTTACCCAAGCGCGTCGTTTCTGACAACCCTAAAAATGTCTACAAAATCGACGGTGACAAAAAGTGTAAAAAGGGGTACTATAAGATTATGATGTTCGTGTCCTCAGGTCGACCAACGAATTATATTCGACAGGGTGATTTCCACTTTTATAAACAACATGGTATCGTCGAATACAAGATCAAACCTGGTGATACGATCAAGTCTGTCGCCGCGTTTTTTAAGATTCCTGAATCTAGAGTTAAAAAGGCTGGTTCGTTCAAGGTTGGGCAACGAATCACATTCAAGGCGAATGTCTTTAGTCATAAACGTGGCTGGGCGACCGGTCCCCTGCTAGGTGATGCGAATGGTAAAGTAATTAAAGATCCTAGAACTGCGTCGAGAAAGTACAAGGAGTTAAACTATGATAAGTACTGCTCATCCTTCTGTATCAAGGATAGCGGTATCAAAGTCGGCAAGGGTTATCCCAAGATCTGAGAGAATACTGTTTAGGTCTAACGTATTCTCCGCCTCGAAAGATATGTCGAATAGATCGAGCACGTCTAGAATTGAATCTTCGTTTAGTGAGACAACGTTAGATACTTGTGTATAATTATTATGAATTGTAACATCTACTTTAAATTGAGAAACATCAAACACTTTCCTACACGTGGGGCATGTGTTCTTACCTTGTAATTTCCACAACTCTAGACAGTGGGTATGAAATATATGTCCGCAGCGAATCGGAGGATTGGCCCTCGTCGACCTGACTTCATTCAGACATATAGAACATGTGGACATTCTAGAGTATGGGTCTAAAGTTTTTTTCGTAATTT